AATCTTACCAGTAGTTATTGATAGGTCATCAATCTTAGTTGTTCCTACTGCACCAGTAGCAATCTTACCACTAGTGATAGCAGAGTCTGCAATATCTCCAGTAGCAATAGTTAGGTCAGCAATTTTGGCTGAGGTAATAGCCTCATCTGCAATCTTAGCAGTGGTTACATTTGCATCTGTTATCTTTGCTGTAGTTACAGCATTAGAATCAAGCATTGTAGTTGATACGTTACCTGTACCAGTTGTAAGTACTACGTTAGCAAGGGTTAATCCGTGTGCAGTTGTGGTATTTCTAATGTGAGCATCAGCATCACGGAAGTCACGGCCAATAGCCATGTGACGAACTGCAGCACCAGCAGAGTGGGCAATAGCAGTAGATGAGTCAACGCTTCTTTGAATTGTTAAAGTATTATTACCAGGAGCACTAGGGGTAATAACCTCTACAATTTCTTCAAGTGCTGTATCTGGATCAATGACAACCACAAATGTTTCACTAGCGGCTGGCGTAATAGTAGCAAGAAGACCAGATGCATTTACTACCGTCATAGTAGAGGCACCAGCAGTAAGCGCTGATGCTAAGGTAGTTTCTTGGGATATGGATGAGTATAATCTAGTTGTCATTAGTACCTCGTGTAGTGGATTCTGGTTGGGTAGACATCTCGGAGTTTTTCAGACTCTTCGGTTAATCTTTGGTTATATAGGGCAAGTAAGAATCTAGCAGTTGACGCACCTGAACCATATTGAATCCTGGTATCAGTTTGATCTGCCTCAGCAGATGTATATGTTAATCTGCCTGGATCAATGAATGACGTTAGGCGATAAGCAGCACCATATAGGATTACATCTTTGCAAGATGAAGGTAATCCAGTTACAGATTCAAATACTGCGTTAGATGCAGACGCAGTTAATGTAGTTGGCTTCTTAGTATAATATACTTGAATTGTACGACCAGGTGTTATTGCATCATATACAGATAGGCTTTGTCCTGTTGTAAATGCTGTAGTATTAGCCATTGGGTCTTGACGCCATGACTTAACAGGCAACCACTCATTAGATGGTCCAGTAACAGACCAGGTAACTGATAATACTGTTTCAACATCAGCAGGTACTTGATAAGATGTCTTAGTAGCAACTAGTGTAATTGTAGTAGTTCCTACAGCAAATAACTTAGGAAATACTGCATCAATAGTATCGTTGATAGCCTTCTTTACAACTACCTTAGGAAACGACGGAGCAATTGTAACTTTGGTATCAGCATTATGAATAGCAGCAGTAGTACCATTGTAACCACGACCATACGGAGGAACAGTCGCAGTACTCGAAACACGATCATAAGTATCAATCCAAATTAATTCGTCATCAATCTCAATGAGACCCTTGCCAATGTTACTAACACTTGCGAGGTTAAGTGTTGTGCTTGATGTAGTTATATTACCTGTTAGATGTGTGGTTCTATCTTGACGTAAGGTATAACCTGAAAGGTTAAGTAGTACATCATCTACAAGATTGGCATAGGTCGTTGTCATTAAGAGGATATCCTTCTAAGGGCTTCTGTTGCTTCTAAGTTACTTGTTGAAGCAAGTAAGTTACAAACACCGTTAATGTCTAAAAATGTCTTTGGATCTGTTTTACCAGCCTTACGATTGAGAGCACCCTGAACATCTAAGTTAGTTGTGCTAGCCCAAACATTGGCTGCTTCGTTATCGCCTTTATAGGCTAAGATAGCAGGATAAGTACCGCCATTAGCAAGACGGTTTAATTCTGCACTAAATGTAGAACCTAAAGTTCCGACTGCCATGTTACTCCTTACTTACCTTGGTAGGCTTTTCTAAATGATGTACCGATCTTATCGGCGATAGAGTTCTTCTTAAAACCATACTTGTTAGTTGTCTTGGAAGGCTTGGATGCTGCTTTCTTGCTTGGTGCTACTGGAGCACTATAAGTAAAGTTAGACTTTGTTCTGTTGTTAGGACCTGTATATGTAAATGCAGGTGTCATTCTGTTGTTTGGTCCAGCATAGTTAAAGTTAGAAACTTTACCCATACTTACACCATTAGGCTTGTTAACTGCTGCCTGATAACGACGCTCTCCATAGAGACGACGAATGCCTTCTTGCATAGATGCAGATGATGAACCAGCAGACTCTAATGCCTTCTTCATACCCATCTTTTTAATTAAGTTGATTTCAGATTGAGATACTTTAATATTCTTATTTACATTTTTTGGTCTTACTGCTTTAGGTGCTTTGGTTGACTTATATGTTTGACCAAATGCGGTTCCTAGTGCTCTAGCAGCAGCAGAACCTTCTTGTCCAAATGGTGTCGCCATTGTTTCCTCGCTATCTGTATTTTGATGTTTTCTTTGCTATTGATTTTGGTTGTTTAACAAACTGCTTGCCTTTTTTATTACCCTTGGCTTTGGCTCTATTAGTAGCCGCCTTTTCTGCTGGACTTAATGCAGACCAAGCAGCCTCTGGTAAATATCTTTTCTTCCCCTTTGATGGCTTACCATCAGATGTTTTCCATTTTTGTGCTGTCCAGTTTTTTAAAGATTGCTGAGATTTGGCTAGTGCCATTACTTGTAACCTCCACCTGCTTTTTTATATTGCACAGCAAGTAATTGTGCTTTACGGGCTGACCATTCTCCTGGATCTCCACCTTTTGAGCCAGCCTTAATTTTCTTAAATAGTGCTGCTCTCATACCAGGTTTGGTATAGTTACCTGCAGCATTAACTTTAGATTTAGTTTTCTTTTTCACTTCTTTTTCCCCTTACGAGTTACTATCAACTTACCCTTTTTCTCAGTTACTTTCATACCTGCAGATTCAGTCTGTTTCTTAAGTTGTCTGTATTTCTGGGCAACTGTTAACTTTTTCATCGGCAACTGCAATCCCAAGCCCTGAGGGACTTGTTAATTCTAGAGTTTGGATTATTTGCTGTCTTAGCAGAAGTCAACTTAGACTTCATGCCACACATACGGCTACAGAAAGATTTACGTCTTGCTGCAGATTTAGGTGATTTCTTAGCCTGTGCTGCCTTTACAGGAGGCTTTAGGTTCATACCCTGAGCCTTAGCAGAAGCCCGTCCTCTGGCGTTTAAACCGCCTTTAGGATTTTTTCCCGCTTTCCTCTGCCACGCTGGTGTTGTTGCCATTTTTATTGCTCCCAAATATTGCTCTGTAGTAGTTTACGTCAAATGAGAATCTCTTCATATGTGGAGCAAGTGCTCCTGTATGACACCAAAGCGGTACACCAGCCTGATGACATAAAGCAAAGAAGTAGATATCTTCCCCTAGGAAACTATCCCCTTTACCCATTTCGGCAAATAGTCTAACGTCTCCCATTTTTTCTTTAACTCTAGTTACTATATCTCTATGCATTAGTATGAATCCCATACCTGCTGCATCTACCTTGATTAACTTATTATCAGGTAGTGGATGTATTCTCTTAGAGATTAACCTATCAGTTTCCTTATCATCTTCAAACATAAATAGTGTTGGAAGTGGAATCATTAAAGGTTCTTCAGGATTATCTGAAGTAAAATAAACTCCAGTAATCATTGGTCTTGCTAGTCTATCTTTGTTATTCCAAAGTAGTCTAAAAGTTTCTGGACTAATTACCACATCTGAATCTACCCAAAGCAACCAATCTGCTTTCTTAGAATCATACCAGTGGTTAATCAATCTATCTCGTTGCCTGGCTATTTGGTTACCCTGACTACGAATAGTAGATACGAACTTGATTCCTGATTGAAGTAACACATCTGTTACCCCAAGCATGAACAAGCCGTCTACATTTCCGTTATCGCACCAGGCTAGAGATACGGTTTCTTGCTTCTGTCCCATTTAGTATTTTCCCTGTCTTCATATCCTTATAGAGTTTGACGGTTCCGTCTTTTCTCATTATGGCAATCATACCATTTTTGATCTGAGACTTGTTGAAGCCATCATGTCTCTTGCGCTGTCCCGATGACATTACTTCTTTTTCTTAGGTGTCTTATTGATGTAAGTAGTGCCTTTGATCTGGTCAGAACGAGTACCCTTTTTGCCTTGAGTAATAGCAGTACCAACTTCTTTTACTTGCTTCTTTAGATTCCATCTAGCACGAGTGCTATTATCTACAAGAGTCTGTAATTGTTTAGATCCAGGTTGGGCACCTTGTCCTCTTTGGAATCCAGCCTTTTGATCGGTAAAGAAAGCAGTATTTACATCACGGGCTTCTCTAGCAACTATACCTATACGACCTGCAATAGATGATAGGAAACTAGGGTTCTGACGAGACTTATCATCAGCCTTAAAACGAGGTGTTGGTTTACTTGCCATTTACTTACCTTTCTTGGACTTAATTACTTCCTCTTGCCCATTTTCTTCATAACAGGCTTTTTCATAACCATTTTTTTGCCAGTCTTCCTAGCATCTTTTTTGGCCATGGCAATACCCTTAGCGGTATATGCGTATTCTTTTTTTCCTACTTTTGGCATTATATTATTCCTCTTCCTGGTTCGTCGGCTTTAAATGCTTTGCCGAAGTGATTTGATGCAGCAACTGCTGCCTGGATATCTTTCATTTTTGTGGAAGCAGGTTGAATACCTTGAGCACGAGCATCTCGGTAAGCCTGTAGTTCCCCATCCCACTTCTTAGTTGACATCGTGGTGCGAGTAGAAGCCTCACCAGGATTCAATTGTAAAGCGGAAATCTTGCAACCAAAACATCCTTCAACTTCTATAGGATGTGTTCTTTTTCTATGTAATGACATTGTTCCCCTGTTATTCAGTTATTACAGTATAACCTGCTGCTTCTAGACTTGCTTTCTCAGCAGCAGAAACTTCATATCTATGTCCACCTAGGTAATAAGTTTCAGCATTTTGTAACTCTTCAATATATGGATACCTAGCCTGACGATATACGCCAGATTCTTTTATTACAGTAACTCCACGAGTCAACTTGTAACGTATGTGCAACTTATTGTATCCCGCAGGACCTTCTTCAACAGTTGGTGGTGTAAAATAAAATGCCATGTTTCTCCTTAATAATTTTACAGATAGGGCTAAAGTTTCCCTTAGCCCCACCTATCTAATTATTTAGACTACGCTGCTGGTCGTACAGACGATGCTGTCTGAATACGATATAGCGCTTCTGTACGGTATAGGTTCCAGCCAAGTACGCCATACCATCCGATTGGACGTAGACGCATTAACTTGTCTGTAACTGGACCGATAACTGTGTGTGGCTCTTCAGCAACAGCCTCAGCAAGTGCTTGTTGACCCATTACGAATGTGTCATAAACACGAGTTTGTGTTGTACCTGAACCTGAACCAGCCTGTGAGTTAGGTAGACGTGGAGACTCAACGAAAGCAACGCCTTCAAAAGTTCCAATCTCACCTGCGTAGATACCTGATGGATCTACATACTCGTGTGGCTGACGCCATGAAGCAGTTCCAGTCTCAGCACGAAGATCGTGTGAAACTTCTGGGTGAATGTATGAAGCATATAGGCTTCCACGACGTGGAACTACGTTTGCTGCACGCATCTTCGCTACTACGTAACGAATATCTTTCGCCTTGATAGTATCAGATGCAGTTACACCAGTTACAGCAGCAGTTGAAATTGCTCCTGCGATCTCACGGATAACTTGAGTTCCACCAGCAAGAACTGATCGAACAATTATATCCAAGGAATCATTCATGTTGTATGCAATGATGTTAGCAAGTGCTGGCTCTACATCAGCAAGGCTGAATAGGTCTAACTTGCGAGTTGAAATGATTGAGTTACCGTACTCATTTAGAGTAACAGCAACAGTTGTTGTAGCAGGTACTGCTACTGCATCTGGATCAACTGTCTCAGTTAGAGCAGTTGTAGCGACAGCCAAATCTGTGTAGAGTTGGAATAGTACGCTTGAACCAGCATGTGTTTGTGATACAGGCTTCTTATCAGCCACAGCACGGAATGACGGTGTTGAACGAAGAGCGAACTCTACGAGACGGTCATACGCCTGGGTTACAAGATTAGCACCGACCACTGTTCCCGCTTGCCCTGCTGGCAATGCGGCTGCGGTATATAGATTTGCCATTTGGCTAAATCCTTTCGGTTAGTTTGAAATTACTACGATTGTGAACCGTAGATTAGGTTTAGAATGTCATCAGCAGATTGTGCAGATTGAATTCTTATGCTCATATCTTCTGCCTTGTCGGGGGATAAAGCACCTGTTGTCACATTATCCATTTGTCGCAGAGATGCGACATCCTTAGAATCTATTTCTTTCTTTGGTTCTACTTGAACACCGAATACATCAGCATTCTGTTCTAACCAAGTTGAAATTGCTTCTTCAGAAGCATCTAAGTCATTTGGTATAAAAGCGGCAACTTTTGGGTTTACGCCACGGGATGCAAATACATCCTTCAAAACCCGCTCTCTTTGGGACTTGGTGAGTTCTCCTAATGAGGACTCCAGTTCCTTGTTTCTCTTTTGCTCGACCTTTAAGGCCTTGCGTAGTTTCTTTACAAGGTCTGTATCTGAATCAAATGTTGCCATATCGACATCATCTTCTTCTTCGTTTTCATCCCAGTAGTTATCGCGGTTGTTGCTCATAGCAACCTCTCCCTTTTCTTAGTAGTTAGCGTATGCCGCAATATAGACAGGGGCATCTATATCGGTTCATACTATCGGTCTAATACGCCGCATGGGGCCGATGGATCCATGTCGGGATTCTAGTTATATTATTCCTGAAGTACTTCCCATACTTAGGCTTTGTGAAGTCAATCCAGATTGTCCTTGGAATGCTCTTACGTTTTGTTCAGCAAGTCTCTTACGACGTTGTGATTCAAGTCCTCTAAATTGTTCTTCTTCAAGTTCTGTCTGAATACCTTTAGTAGGTTGAGCAGCAGTACCTTCATAAATACCTGAATACTTAGTTAAAGGTTCTAGTTGTCCTGCTATAGTTTCATATCCTTGAGAAGCAAGAGCACTTACTTGTCCTTCAGTTAATCCTTGTGCAGTTAATTGAGCAGAGTATTGTTTAGCACGACTTACATCAAGTGGGGCTAGCATATTGGCTCTACGTATTGCTTCTGTGGTAAAGGCTGCAGTATTAATGTTTTGCTTCATTGTCTCAGCACCTACATTTGGGTCCATATAAAAGTCTGTTAAATCTTGTTCAGCGTTGATAGCGCCTATCTCACGTAAAGAACGAATATATGCAGGGTCTGCTGATATAGCCTTTAATCTAGCAGTATTAGCATAGGTATCTAGATCAGCAACGCTTCTCTTGTTCTTTAAATACTTTTGAATATAATCTGTACTAGCAAATTTAGGGTTTGTGCCATATTTGTTAACAACTCTCTTATATCCCTCAACTGTATTAAACAATGTAGAAGCGTCATACTTATCGGTTAAAGCGTCGTTATAAAAACCATACTTTGTATAAAATGGAGACTTCACTGTTGTTCCACTTTTAGTGGTAAAATCTTTACTGTTTAGGTAGATACTGATAGCAGATTCTGCATCAATGCCATCTTTTAGTAATGTCTGTAAGAATGATACTGAGTCATCTACTAAGTCAGCAGGTAATCCTTTTGCTAATAAAATAGCCTTAAGAACCTGTACGTTTGTAGTACCCTTGGTATCTTCTTCCTGACCATAAGCAGGGTTTGGTTCAAAACCAGTAGTTCCATCACTATAAACTAAATCCCAACCAATTATTTTACCATTTTTGTCATATCTAGGTGTACGAGATACTATGGTTTTTCCAGCAGGAGTTGTACCACCACCACCAGTAGTACCACTTGGTGTGTATCCAGGAATAAATGTATTTGAAGGTCCAGTAATTGTTCCTACGCCAGGTTGTTTATCTCCACCTTTTTTGCCACCTTTTTTGGTATCTTTCTTACCAGTATCAACAACTTTAGTATTCTGTGCAGGACTGCCGTATAGGTTTAAAGTTTGTGGAAAATTAGGAGTTGCTTTTGTAGCAGGAATACCACTATAACCACCAGTAGTTGCAGCAGGTTTGGCTCCAGTAGGTTTGGCTGCAGCAGTTTTAGGTCCTACTGATTTAGG